GCCGAGTAGCCGATCGCCGTCGCCCACAGGGGAACCGCCGAAGGGGTCCCGTCCTCGCCAATGAAGATCCAGCAACGCGCGAAGTTCGTCGACCCGTTCGTCGCGCCTCCGGCTTCCTCGAGCCTGCAGGAGCAGACCGCGATCACGCCGCCGCCGTCGTCCCACCGGAAGACCACGGAGACCCCGTCCGTCGAGGAGGCCGGCGACGTCGTCCAGGCGAACCAGGCGCCGATCTCGATCAGCGTGCCTTCGTTCAGGAGCTCGTTTTCGACGGTCACGGACTGCACGACGTCGAGCCCGGTCCCCGTCTTTTCAGCGGCGGCCGAGGTCCAGACCTTGAACATGCCCCCGTACTGCACGACGTCGGAGCCCCCGGGGCGCCACCCGACCCCGCTCGAGGGGGTCGCGAGGTTCGTCCCGTTCAGGGTGGTAGCCCCGGTCACCTGCAGGGAGTCCGCGTTGACGTCCGTATGCGTCCCGTCGGTCGGGTCGTGCTCGACGTCGAAGAACTCGATCCCGAGCGTCACCGCCATGAACTGAACCCACTCGACGAGCCAGCGAAGGATCCAGTTGAGGTAGGAGTTCGGGAGCTGCGAGGTCTCCGGCAGGCCGTCGTTCTGGATCTGCGACGGGGGCGCCGTGGAGTTCGTGTTGTTGTCGTCCCACGAAGGGACGGTAGTCGGGGGGACTGCCATCTAGATCACCCGTGCAGGGACCCCGCCGGGGGTCGTGAATGAAGCCAGGGGGGAGCCCCACGATCCCACGATCGCCTCCCAGAGCTCGAAGGTCCGACCCGCCGGGGCGATCGATTCCATCGTTCGACGGACCCGGCGGCGAACCGGCTCGGTCATCCACTCCCGCCGGAAGGTCGTCAAGATCAGGCCCGCCGGGTGCAGGTTCAGGAACTCGACCTTCAAGGTCGGCCCGGTCACGAGGTCGAAGACCTCGAGGAGCTTGTCGGGGGTCCCGTCGCAGCGGTTCGCCAGGACCCGCGCCTGCACGAAGGGCCGGTACTGGTCGTCCTGCAGGAGCGCGCCGCGGATCTCGCCGACGAGCTCGCCCCACTGGTCGAGGTCGGCGCCGATCGCGTTGTCGAGCGTGCCCCCGGTGAGCTGCGCGTGGATCGTGTCCTCGAAGCCCTGCGCCGCGCCGCCGAGCGACTGCGCCAGGGCGGCGGCGCGGGCCTGGTCGCGGAGCGGGAACGTCAAGCCCTCGCGGGCGAGGTCCCGGTGCCCCGGCTCGTGTAGGAGCGCGGTCGTCGTCTCGACCGGGTCGGTCGCCCACGTCGTCACGTCGTCACCGTCAGGGCCGCCGCCGCCAGCGTGACGATCTCCGTCACCGCGGGGACGTAGTCACCGGCCGCCGGCCCGCCGCCGTCGTCGAAGGTGAAGGACAGGGACAGGATCCCCGGGACCGCGTCGGCGATCTCGCACGACAGCTCGAGCACGGAGACCCGCTGGCCGACGGTCAGGCGGGGGAAGTAGCCCGGGGCGTCGTCGTCGCCGATCACGACGTCGACGATCGCGTCCTCGACGTCGACCAGGGCGAACCCGGGCTTCAGGACGACGGTACAGACCGCCGCGACCAGGGGGACCGCGGTCGCCCACTCCCACGCGACCGGCTGCACGCCGCCGGCGACGTCCGTCACCGTCGCAGTCTGCGTCCCGACCTGTTCGATCCCGGCCGGACCCCGCTCCCACAGGACCCGGGCGACCTCGGCGATCTCCTCGCTCGACAGGGTCGCCGGCCAGACGTAGGCGGCGAGCGAGCTCGCGGGAAGCGGGACCCCCTGCACGGTCGCCGGGACGGCCGAGTTGTTCGAGATCACGACAGCGGCGGTCACCGCCTCGAGGGCGATCAGGCCGGCCCGGATCGAGTTCGCCGACCCGCCGCCAGGCTTCGCCAGCTCGAGGAGCCGGCGGACCCGGAGCGCGGCGTCGGTCTCGCGGTTCCTGCCGACGACGGCCGCGAACGCGTTCGTCACCGCGGACCAGCCGGTGGTCCCGGTGACGATCTTCGTCAGCTCGGCAGGGTTCGCCAGGACCGCCCCCGGCTCCTCGGCCTGGACGACGCCAGCGCCAGGCCCGGCGGCGGGGATCTGCGCGTCTTCGACCAGGACCCACCGGGAGCCCGTCACCGCATTCTCGACGACCTTCCCGGCGGGGATCACCGTCAGGGGGTCCCCGGTGAGCACGACGTCGCACCGGGAGTAGGTCGCCGGGTCCCGGAAGGTCCCGGTGATCTCCGCGAGGTCGTCGAGCTGGCGGCCGGTCGCGTTGTTCGGGCTCCGGGCGTCCCGAACCGCAACGAGCGCTTGGCCGAGGTCGTCGAGGCGGTCGGCCATGATCGACGCGAACTGCCCGTCCACCCGCTGATCGAGCCGAGTCCGGTCGATCGTCCCCACGCCGGGATAGGTCTCGAGCTCGTCGAGGATCCCGTCCCGGATCTCCTCGGCGCGCTCGACGATCAGGCCTTCGGCGGTCAGGGAGGGCATACGCTCGAGCTCCTACAGGGCCAGGGACGCGACCGGGGTCGCCCCGGGGAGGAGGTAGAGGGCGGGGAAGTGGTTCCCGTTGTTCGCTCCGAGGGGCACGAACTCGAGGCCGATCGCTCCGTCCTCGGCCCGGATCGTACAGGCGAAGGACAGGCGCCGGGCTTCGGTGTCGAAGCTCGCCCGCCAGTTGTCGACCCGGAGGACCCCCGGCGTCGCCAGGATCTCGCGGCGGATCAGGGCTCCGATCTCCTGGACCCGGGGCGGTTTCTGACCCTGCCAGGCGAAGTAGGGGAGCCCGGCGGTCAGGTCGAAGGGCCAGGACCCCCGGTGCCCCTCGAGGCGCAGGCGGACCCGCTGCGCGACCGCCTCGAGCGGATCCGTCAGGCGCTCGAACCCGGTAGCGAGATCCCCGGAGCTGTCAAGGGCTGCATCCACTTCGCCAGCCTACCCCTAGTCGTCGGCCTTGACGACGCTCGAGCCGGTTCCGGTCTCGCCGATCACGCTCCCCGCCGGCGTCGCGGGGGGCGGCGTGATCACGACCGTGATCGCAGGATCGCCGGCGAGCGTGGTCAGCGCCGTGTTGATCGCCGCCATCGTTGCAGCGAAGGACGACCCGGCCAAGACGTCGTCCCCCTCCCGGTTGACTCCCTTCGTCGCGGTCTGGCCGAGCTTGATCGACTTGCCCGCAGGGACGCGGACGACGTAGGCGTCCGCGTCGTGCCCGGCGGCGGGAATGTCGTCCGTCTTCGGCCGAGCTCCTGGAAGGGCGAACGCGTCGGACAGGGAGTGGCGCCGGCGGTGGGTCGGGGCGATCCCCGTCCCTCCGTTGCGGAGCCAGTCGGCGATCGACCGCTCGCAGAACACGAGGAGGACGAAGTCCCCCGCGGAGATCGGGAACGTCGACCCGTAGCCCCCGGAGCCGGGGAACACGACCGGGACGTTGTCGATCTGATCCAGCGTGAACCGCACCGGCTCGGCGTCCGGGCCTTCCCCGCGGTGGAAGTAGTCGAGGACGATCGAGACCTTCACCGTCGCCGGCGGCCCGGAGCTGAACTCGACGACCTTCGCCGGGATCGCTGTATGAACCTCCGCGAGCGCGGAGATCATCGCCTCGCGGATCGTCGTCGAGAGATCGGGATCCTGCGCCATGACCTACCCCTTCGGGACTCCCTTCGCGACGACGTCGAACGGCCCCTGGTAGCTCGACCCCTTGAACTGCAGATCGGTGCACCTGTAGAGCCCCGAGTAGTCCCGGGAGGAGACCTTGAACAGCTTCCCCGGCCGGAGCGTCGGGGCCAGGAGCCCCCGGACCTCGATCCCCCGGTCCGTCGGAATCGGAGACCCGATCAGGTTGCCCGCCTCCGAGCTGAACACGACCGCGGTCTCGCCCGTGTCGGCCTCGAGGCCGAGGACGTGCAGGGCGCCGTCCCGGACGAACCAGCGCCGACCCATCCCCTCGACGAGCTCGTCGAGGAGCCGGCGGGCCGGGCCGACCAGGACCAGGGGCGCGGGGAAGTCCTGCGCGTCCTCGAGGTCGACCTGGCCGAGCGGCAGATCGAGCGCGCCGGCGATCTCCTCGAACACCTGGCGCGCCGTCGTCGTCGTCGCGAAGGACGTCGACAGGCGGCCGAGCGAGTAGCGGCGCCCCCCGTCCCTCGCCTCGATCTCGAGGACCGTGTCCCCCCTGGCGCCCGACTGGTCGAAGCGAACGCCGCCCGGGACCGGGTTCCCCTCGAAGACCTGACGGATCACGCCGTCGCCGTCGTCGCCGAAGTGGCCGACCGTCAGGCGGACGACGGCGTCGGGGTCCTGCGCGAGCGTCACCGTCGAGGGCGACGGATTCCACACCTGCAGCCGGAGCTGGTTCGGCTCCGGGTTGTCGGTCATGGTGACCAGGAAGTCGAGATCGAGCCCCGGGGACCCGTCCTGCGCCGTCCCGACGCGCACGCCGTCGCCACCGGCCGGGCCGATGGTCGCGGAGACCGACCGACGCCACAGGACCGCCACCGTCAGACCTCGATCGTCGGCGCGTCGACCTCGGCCGCCGGGGCGGGGAGCTCGGCCCGGGTGAAGTGAACCAGGACCAGGCCGTCGCCGAGCTGGTCCTGCGCGGTGATCTCGACGCCGAGCGCGACCAGGAGATCGCCGGCGGCCCCGGCGACGTTCAGATCCGGCGCGGTCGCGTAGCCAGCGGACAGGCGGCGGCCGAGGACGACGGGGGTCCCGTCCGCGAGCCAGACCGACGCGTACCACCCGACCAGGCGCCAGCGCCAGACCAGGCGGACGCGGTAGGTCCTCGAGCCGAGCACGATCCGGTACTCGTGCGAGGCCTGGCGGGGGAAG